TATGTAAAAACACTGTTTCAATCAAAGTATGGACAGCCATTATTACAAGGAAAAGTAAATATATCTTTAAAGGCATATTTCAGCATACCAAAAAGCACAAACAAAAAACAAAAAAATAAAATGCTCTTAGGTGATGTAAAACCGTTAAGAAAGCCCGATTGTGATAATATAGCGAAAGTAATATTAGATAGTTTGAATAATATAGCATATAAGGACGATAAGCAAGTAGTTTCACTTACGGTTAAAAAGTTTTACAGTGATACACCTAAAGTATGTATAGAATTGTGGGAGGAATAAAGAGAATGAAAAAGTATGAACTTTTGATAACAGATGATATATTTACAGATTTAAGAACAAGTTTCAATACAATACTTAGAAATATGCTTTTTACAATGCAAAGTAAGGGCAGCGACATCGGAGAAATAAATTTGAAGTTAAAGATATTACTTAATCATAACATTTTAGAATTTGATAATACTATTTTTGGCAGAGATACAAGAGAATATACTAATCCTGAGTTTGAACATAAAATAACTTCGTCTATACATATAAAAGATGAGACATCAGGAAAAATTTACGGAAAGTATGAGTTACTTTCAGAAGACAGGAAATATTATATACAGGAATTAGAGAATCCCCAGCAATCGTTTTTTGATGATGAAAATGATTTATAGGTTAATATATAGGAAAGGTGATTAAATGTCAAAAACAGACTTATTAACTATTGCTGTAATTTTTATAATGGTGTTTTTTATTAAATTAGTAAGTAACAGGAGGATTTAAAACGAACATAGGAAAAGGATTTAAAAAATTTTGTGAGAGAAGAAAAGAGAAAAATCCAGTATGTGAATGCAGCTATGGGAAGAAAGAGGAAAATTTATATGGCAAATGTTATTTAAAAGGCAAAGATGGTTATTGCTATTTAAAATATGGTAAGAATTGTATATATTCTAAATAAATCTAAATAATAAGCGTTAAATGGCTGATGAAATATTAAAGAGTAACAAGAAATAAAAAAGGGGCTTTTGCCCCTCCTAAAAAAACAAATAATAACGGTCTCGTATGTATTATAACACATTTTCAAGGAGGGTAAAAGCATGAATTTTAAAGAGACGGAAGAAAAAATAAAAAATTATTTTGAAAATTTAAACGAGATAGAAAGATTAAATCTTAAAATGGAAAGACTTATAGATTTAAAAGAAAAACTAAGGCAAAAAATAAATAATAGCGACGTCTCTCTTGAAAATGATGTAAAGTCTATAACATATGATGATGTGAAAGTACATACATTCTCTATATATTCTGTACAAGAAAGGGCTTTAGACAAGGCGTTTAATGATATGGAGAAACAAATAAAGTACATAGAATACGACATAGAAAACATAGAAATTCAGATAAGCCTTTTAAGAAAAGAAAACAGCGACATAGAATTTGTTATTGATAAACTTAATGATGAAAGCAGAACAATTATAGAATTAATTTATAAAGAAAATAAAAGTAATTTAAAGGCAGGAATTATAATGAATTTAGACGAATCCACAGTAAGAAAAAAAAGAAGATATATAATTTTAGATATAGCAAAGTTTTTAAATAATTTGTTTTAGATACCCGAATTTCATCCGAATTTCATCCGAATTTTGTCCGGTTTTTTTATTATTTTATATGCTATAATATTATCATGAAAGATTTTAAAAAAAATTAAGGCAGGCGGTTAGCTTGTCTTTTTTTATGTCAAATATGGGGTGGTGGTATGGAACTTAATCCAAAACATAGGAAATTCATTGACGAATATTTAATAGATTTAAATGCTACAAGGGCGTATAAGGCTGTTTATAAAGTCAAAGACGATAATGCGGCGGCAGTTGGCGGAAATAGGTTATTAAGAAATCCTAAGATTAAAGAGTATGTAGAAAAACAGTTTGATAAACTTCACAATGAAAAGACAGCAGACATGCAGGAAATTATTGAATATTTGACTTCTGTAATGCGTGGAATAAGTGAATCAGAGGTAGTTATAGTAGAGGGAAAAGGTGAAGGGCGTTCTAAAGCAGTTAAAGTAAAAAAAGCTCCCGATGAAAAAGAAAAGCTTAAAGCAGCCGAACTATTAGGCAAGCGCTTTGGATTGTTTAAAGACAAATTTGAGATTGACGAGAATGTTTCTGTTGTTATAAAGGGCGGTGACGACCTTGAAGAATAAAGAAGTTAATGAGATATATTTACCGGATGTTGTAGGAAAAGGCTATAAAAAATTTTGGAACTTTAAAGGCAGGTTTAGAGTATGCAAAGGCTCACGGGCAAGCAAGAAAAGCAAAACAACAGCACTGAATTTTATAGTTAGGATTATGCAGTATCCTAACTCAAACTTGCTTGTAGTAAGAAAAACATTCAGAACATTAAAAGACAGTTGTTTTGCTGAATTAAAGTGGGCTGTATCAAGGCTTAAAGTTGAATCATTTTGGGACTGCAAATACTCACCTCTTGAAATGACTTACAAGCCAACAGGACAGAAAATATATTTCAGAGGACTTGACGACCCTTTAAAAGTTACCTCCATTGCAGTACCGGTAGGAGCATTATGTTTTTTATGGATTGAAGAAGCATACGAAATAACAAAAGAAGAAGATTTTGATATGCTCCAGGAATCAATAAGAGGACAAGTACCTAATGGTCTGTTTAAACAAATTACATTAACATTTAATCCATGGAATGAACATCATTGGCTTAAAAAAAGATTTTTCGACTGTAAAGACAATGAGAATATTCTTGCTATGACAACAAATTATATGTGCAATGAATGGCTTGATAATTCAGACAGAAAGATGTTTGAGGATATGAAAAAGAATAATCCTAAAAGATATAAAGTTGCCGGATTGGGTGATTGGGGCATAGCAGATGGATTAATATATGAAAATTATGTAGAAGATAATTTTGACATAAATGAGGTTAGCAAAAGAAAAGGAGTTAAATCAGCCTTTGGATTAGACTTTGGTTATACTAATGATGAAACAGCTTTATTTTGCGGCTTAGTTGACGAATCGAAAAAAGAAATATATGTATTTGATGAAATTTATAAAAAGGCACTTACAAACAAAAAGATTTATGAGGAAATACATAAAAAAGGATATACAAAAGAAAAGATTACAGCCGACAGCGCAGAACCTAAATCTATTGATGAATTGAGAGAATTAGGGCTGTATAGAATAAGAAAGGCAAGGAAAGGAAAAGACAGTATTAATAATGGTATTCAGTATATACAGGATTTTAAAATAATAATTCACCCTCGTTGTGTTAATTTTATAACTGAAATAAGCAGTTATACATGGGCTGAAGATAAGTTTGGAAATAAAATAAATAAACCTGTTGATGACTTTAACCATTTAATGGACGCTATGAGATATGCTATTGAAGAATTTATGGTAGGAAGTGTATTTAGTTTTGAGTAGGCAGGAGGGTTAAAATGCTGTTTAATGAAACAATAAAAATCAATGAAATAATCAATCAAGGGCGTAATAAAGCTATGTCTGAGATAGAATTTTTTGAAAAAGAGATACAAGAGTTTTTACTTTCTCCTGTCCGTAAGGATATGTTTATAGGTGAGAATTATTATTTAGGAGACCATGATATAAAACGCAGAAAACGTACAGTAATAGGAAAAGGCGGAAAACTTGAAGAAATATACAATCTTCCAAACAATCGGCTTATAGATAACCAATACAGCAAAATGATAGACCAAAAGGTTAATTATATTTTGTCTAAACCTATAACATTTGAGTGTGACAATGAAGAATTTAATAAAGAACTAAAAAAAATATTTAACAGGAAATTTATGAGACTTTTAAAAAACATAGCTGAAGATAGTTTAAACAGCGGCATAGGCTGGCTTTACGTTTATATAAACGATAAAGGCAGTCTTTCTTTTTGCCGTTTTAAACCTTATGAGATACTTCCGTTTTGGAAAGATACAGACCATACTGAGCTTGATTGTGCTGTTAGAATTTACAACGTACAGACTTACGACGGACATATAAAGAAAATAATACAAAAGGCAGAAATATATAAAACAAACGGAATAGAAAGATATGTACTTGAAGGGAACAGACTTATACCTGATATAGAAAATCCATTAGAATTTTATATAACAGATAAAAATAAAAAAGGCTATAATTGGGGCAGACTGCCTCTTATAGCGTTCAAACAAAATCATAAGGAAATACCGCTGATTAAACGTGTGAAGGCTCTGCAGGACGCATTAAATACAATACGTTCTGATTTTATGAACAACATGCAGGAAGATGCAAGAAATACAATACTTGTATTAAAAAACTATGATGGCACAAACTTAGAAGAATTTAGGCATAACCTTGCATTATACGGCGCTGTTAAAGTTAAAAGCGTTGACGGTGCAGAAGGCGGACTTGATGTACTTAAAGTTGATGTAAACAGTACAAATTATACAGTAATATGCGATATGCTGAAAAAAGCCATAATAGAAAATGCGAGAGGATATGATTCAAGAGACGAGAGAATGAACAACAATCCTAATCAGATGAACATACAAAGTATGTATTCTGATATAGACCTTGATGCGAATGGAATGGAGACAGAATATCAAGCATCATTTGAGGAAGTTTTATTGTTTATTAAAACCTATTTAAAAGATATTGGAAAAGGTGATTATTTCAATGAAGAAGTTAATGTTATATTCAACAAAGACCAATTAATAAATGAAAGTGAGGTTATAGAAAATTGTAAAGCGTCATTTGATATTTTATCTGATAAAACAGTTATAGAACAGCATCCATGGGTTAATGATGTAAATGCTGAACTTGAAAAAATAAAAAAACAAAAAGACGATTTAATTAAATCAGAACAAGAAAATAATAATAAGGATTATTTTGGCGGTGCTGCCGATGAATAATAAAAATTATTGGCAAAACCGTTTTGAGCAGCTGCAGGAAAGTCTTTTAAAACCGGCAGATGATTATATTAATGAACTTGAAAACGCATACAATCAAGCGCAGAGAAGTATAGAAAAAGATATAGCTTTGTGGTATCAAAGATTTGCGGATAATAACGGAATAACAGACATGGCTGAGGCAAAAAGACTTTTAAAAAGTAACGAACTTAAAGAATTTAAGTGGGACGTATACGAATACATAAAATACGGAAAAGAAAATGCAGTAAATCAAAAATGGGTTAAAGAACTTGAAAACGCCAGCGCTAAAGTACATATAGACAGGCTTGAAACAATAAAGATACAGGCAAGGCAGGCAATGGAAAAGCTTTATAGCGGGCTTGAGAGTAATACCAATAAAATAGTAAAAAATACATATAAGGATAGTTATTATAAAACCGCTTTTGAGACAGCAAATGAAACAGGAATATATAATACACTGTCAGGCATTGACAATCAGACATTAGAAAAAATTGCAAAGATTTATATGC